CGTTTATCCCATTTGTAAGTTACAGGATTTAATTTATTTACAAAATCTAAACCTAAATCTAAATTGTTAAAATCAGTTTTATCTCTTTGGTCAGAAGCTACTGTCCAATCTACTTGAATATGTGCGCTACTAATATTTTCATCACCCAATACAACTCTATTTGAAGCTGTTGTAACTATTCCACCAGGAGAACCAGTACGACCAGCGTCATGTCCTAAAAAAAGATTATTACTACCTGTTGTTAGAGATATACCAGCACCAGCACCAGCTGCTACGTTATTACTACCTGTTGTTAATGCTGGAAGAACAGAATTACCCATTGCTAAATTTGTAGCACCTGATGTAAGACTTGTCATAGTAGAATAACCAAACCCAGCATTTCCCTGACCTGTTATTGATGCATTCATTGTATTGTGACCAACACCTGTATTTTCAGATCCAGTTACAATTTGCTGTCCCGCACTATTTCCAACCATTACGTTTTGAGTTCCTGTCGTAAGATCACACATAGCCCTATAACCTAAACCTACATTATTTGAACCTGTTGTTAATTTACATAAAGATTGATTTCCGAATGCACTATTAGGTGCTCCTGTATTTTGTGTAGCTAAAGCACCAAAACCAACAGCAGTGTTTTCTCCAGAAGTGGTAGTTGATGCCAACGCACCACAACCCACTGCCACATTGTGTGCGCCTGATGTATTGGCCGCTAAAGCACTTTTTCCCACTGCCGTGTTATTTGCTGCGGCTAAAGCAAAAGAACCTATTGCAGTTTGGTTATCGGTTGTAGTAACTCCCATACCAGCTTTTCTACCAATAAAAGTATTTTCATCTCCTGTAGTAATTGCTGTCCCAGCTTGAAAACCCATTGCTGTATTTCGGCAACCTGTTGTATTTACTCTTAAAGCCTCATAACCAAATGCATTATTTTCTGTTGCTGTTGTGTTAGCACATAAAGCTCTATATCCAATTGCTGAATTATCTGCACCTGTTGTGTTAAGTTTTAAAGATTCAAAACCAACAGCTGTGTTATTATTTGCTGTTGTGTTGGTTGTTAAAGAATTACCACCTATCGCTGTATTGTTATCACCTGTCGTATTTGCATCTAAAGAAGCTGCACCGACTGCAATATTTGCTTCTCCTGTTTCATTAAGTTGTAAAGCACTATTACCAACAGCTACATTATTCTCTGCTGTAGTATTTTCTTGTAAAGCTCTTCTACCAACTGCAACATTCCTTGCACCTGTAGTAGTTGAACACATTGCGAAACTACCGATTGCTGTATTTTCTTCTGCTGTATTTTTATGTAAAGCACCAGCACCTACTGCTGTATTATTATCCCCTGTTACATTACATTGAGAAGCTATATGACCAATTGCAACATTACAAACACCCTCTGTATTTTTGATCATAGCACCATTACCCATGGCAACGTTTCTACATCCTGTTGTATTTGCAGACATAGTTCCATCTCCAAAAGCATTGTTCTGACCACCTGTAGTAGTTGCACATAAAGCATCATGACCAACTGCTGTGTTTGAACCAGCTGTTGTTGATGTTGTTAAAGCATCTGTTCCAATTGCTGTATTTTGATTTGCTTCTGTATTAGCATCTAAAGCATTAGCTCCTATTGCTACATTAGAATGACCTATTGTGTTTGCTGATAAACCAGCTCTACCGATTGCTGTATTATTTGCACCTGTAGTATTTACTCTTAATGATATTTCTCCTATTGCTACATTATTTGAAGCAGTGGTATTTGTAACCAAAGCACATTTTCCAATTGCAACATTTTCTGAACCTGTAGTGTTAGCAAACATTGCATGAGTTCCGACTGCTGTATTATTATTTGCTGTTTCGTTATTAAATAAAGAATTATAACCAAGAGCAACATTACAATCGCCTGTAGTATTATCATGTAAAGATTGTCTTCCCATAGCAACATTTTGACAACCTTCTGTATTAGTAAACATTGACGATCTTCCAACAGCTGTATTTTGACATCCTGTTGTATTAGCTTCTAATGCTTGAGAACCCACTGCTGTATTATCATCTGCTGTAGTGTTTGCATATAAAGCAGCATAACCAACTGCTGTATTAGTATCTCCCTCAGTATTACTATTCATGGCAGTTCTACCCATTGCTGTATTTCTACAGCCTGTTGTTGTACCACCTAAAGCTCTTTTTCCCATTGCCACATTATCCGAAGCTGTCGTGTTAGATTCTAAAGCTCCGCAACCAACTGCAACATTAGATGTCCCTGATGTATTTTGTTCTAAAGCCTGATAACCAACTGCTATGTTATCATTTGTAGTGTTTAAAAGTAAAGCACTAGCACCAACGGCTACATTTTTACAACCTGTTAAATTACTTGCTAAAGCACTTCTACCTAATGCCACGTTTTCTCCACCTGTTGTATTAGTTGATAGAGAAGTTCTACCTAATGCTGTGTTATCTCCACCTTCCGTATTGGCATCCATAGAAAATGTTCCTACTGCAACATTATTTGCACCTGTTGTGTTAGCTTGAAGTGTTAGATGACCTACTGCTGTGTTATTATCTGCTGTAGAGTTAGTTGATAAAGCCAATGTTCCAATTGCAGTATTGTTATCTCCTTCTGTATTAGCGGCCATAGTTCCTTGACCTAAAGCAGTATTACAGCAACCTGTTGTAGTACTTGTTAAACTAGCCATACCAACTGCTGTATTTCTATCAGCTGTTGTGTTAGAACTTAAAGCGTTGTAACCAACTGCTGTGTTAAAACAACCGTTTGTGTTTGCTAGTAAAGAATTTGAACCTACTGCTGAATTTTGACAACCTGTTGTGTTAGTTTTTAAAGATTCAAAACCTACTGCTGTATTATTTGATACTGTTGTATTAGATTTTAATGCACAAGCACCGACAGCCGTATTTTTATTTCCTCCATTATTTTGATTTAATGCCAATCCACCAATTGCTGTATTACAGCCATGTGTTTCATTTTCTTTAAGGGCAGTCATACCGACAGCTGTATTTAAAGTTCCTGTAGTATTATCTGCCATTGCACATAAACCAATTGCTACATTGTTATCTGCTGTAGTGTTAGCTTTCATAGCTTCTTTACCTATAGCAACATTGAATTCGCCTTCTGTATTCGTTCTCATAGCATCGTGACCCAATGCAGTATTAAAACTTGCTGTAGTATTAGATTTTAATGAACAACAACCGATTGCTACATTACCTGCTCCTGTAGTATTTGTTGTTAAAGAAAGTCTACCTATTCCTACGTTAGCACTTGCAGTAGTATTAGATGACAAAGCACCACTACCCATTGCTACATTATAAAGTCCTGAAATATTTTTACATAACGCATTACCTACTGCTACGTTGTTATGACCTGATGTATTGCAAAACATTGCTTGATAACCAAATGCTGTGTTATCTGAAGCTGTTGCATTACAACGATAAGCATCACTTCCATATACTGTGTTTCTATCACCCGTAGTAGTAGTTGTTGCAGCACGACTACCAATTACTGTATTGTCTGTTCCACCAGCTTCAACACTATCTAATGCAGTATCTCCCATAGCAACATTCGATGTTCCTGTTGGATAGTTACCATCTAATTTTATTGTGCCACCATCTACATCTAAGTTTCCATTGATGTCTACTGTATCAGAATCATTTAATAAAATTGTTTTACTTGCTGGTAAAGTTACAAATACATCTTTTGTACCTGCTGAAAAGTTTACAGCGTTATTTGAATTTGATGATGTGAGTATGGTTGTTCTTGCTAAAGTACCTGCACCAACTGTACCAACACCTACTTCAAAGTCTCCACTGTTCTGTGAAACAATTGCGTAGTAAGTTGTATTTGTATTACCGAGTGCACCTGAAAAAGTTTCAAAGCCAGTAGCCGCTCCATCAAGGGTAAGCGTGCCCGTGCCTGTAGTTGTTGAGGTTTCTTTAACCCTGTCATGTATAACTAATGCCATTTAAACTCCTTTTTAACCAGAGATTCTTAATATAGCCGCTTGAGTAGTGTTCGCTGGAAACTGTACTGTAAAAGTTCCTGATGTAGCTGTTTTATCTCCTCCAAAATCTAAAACTGCAACTGCTGCATTAGTGACTGCAGAGTTTGTGTTGTAGATTAATGCACCTCTAGCTGTCAACGTTACACCTGTAAAAGATAGATTTGCAAAATCAACAAACGCAACACCTTTACCTGTTCCCGTTCCAATGTTTGTAGTTTGACCTGTTAAATTACTTCCACCTGCTGTGTATTGACCACTGTCTGGAACTTCAGTATCAGATCCACCTCCTGGATTAGTAGAGTATACAGTTGTAGTTGAGTTTAGAGTTGCTGAAGAGCTATAGAGAGCTAATTTAAAAGTATCACCACCAGATGATTTAAAATTTGCATCACCTTCTAGTAATTGTTTTTTAAACGCATTTGCAATTGCTTGTGTTATAGCCATAATTTATCTCCTTATTTGCCTCTTCCCATTTGTTCTATAGAGAAGCCTTCAACTACTTGTTTATACTTTCCTTCGTATAATTGCAAGAGATCATTTGGCCCCTTTAAAAAAGAAAATGCTTCAACTAAGCATGCATACAATAGTCCGTTGGGAAAATACTTACTGATGTATGTAGTAGTGTTTGTAGCAGATAAACCAGGGTCTTTCAAGATATAGTTTAATTGAATTTCATAAGTTGCATTTGGTGTAGGTGCTATTACTATAGTGTCTTTATCCCACATACCATAATATTTAGGAACTCCTGTAGCTCCTGTTGGATTAAATTCTGACATAAAACTTGTGTCCCTGTATTCTAAAAATTCTCTATTATCAGCTGCAGCAGTTCCTGCAGAATCCACTATTTGAGCCGATCTAATAATTAATAAATCAGTGGGTGTATCAATAAATCTTTGTGATGCAACTAAATTTGCAAAAGCATATCTTCTATTATTATCAGAATCTACATCTCTATATATTCTAAATTCTGCATCACTAATAATTCCATTAACAATAGTAGATGTTAAAACATTTGAATCTACTTCTGTGTAATCTCTAATTTTTTGTACTAATTCTGTGTATGTCATTATGGTGTTAATGTAACTGGTCCTGCAGTTACAAACATTCCTCCTGAATTTTCTGTTACAGTTGCATTACTTCCACAATTAAAGCTGTAACTATTTGTATCTATTACTGTTATACTAAATCCTGAAGAATTTTCAAATAAAGAAAAAACCAAACCTCCAGGGCTTCCATCTACATTTCTAAAAACAACAGTGTCATTTGTTGATCTTCTATGTGCCGGTTCACTAACAGTTACTGTAGAAGAACCTGATGTTAAGCTTAATGGATTTCCTGGTAATAAATTTTGTGTTGCAGGTTCAACTCGAGCAGGTCTTGCATTTGCTAATGCTTGTGGATCACCTGAATATCTTGTTGGTTGTAATTGTGGTTGTTTAGATTCAAATTCTGAAACATGTACAAAACTTCCATCCCATTCTTTTACCATTTCTGTATAAGGAAATGCCATACCTGATCTATCAGATATTGCTTGCGCATATTTTCCTCTAGATAGTTTTGCCATTATAAACCTTCATAATAAGTTTTAGGTGTTATGAAAGAACTTGAAGGTGAACCATCTTCTTGTAATGCTCTTTGTAGTTCATCTTCGTAAAGTAATTTCATTTGTTGAACTAATTCTGGTTTAAATTTTTGTGATAAATAATATGCAAGTCCTGATACCATACAAGGTACAAATCTATAAGGTACATCTGCTTCATTAGTATAGTTTCCAGCATCTTGAATTCTTTTTACATAATAATAATTAATTTTGTTTCCGGCTTCATTAGTTCCAGGTGTTAAATATAAAGTAAAAGTTACTCTATCTATTAATCTTTGTACAAAATATTGTGTTGGAGTTCCTGTTTCTGTTTTATTTGAAAAACTTTGATATGCAGATCTGTTAATTTTTGTTAAAGGAAAATCTATGTTCGATGAATTTCTATAACTAGCTTCTAAAACATCGTCCACACCATAAACGGCTGTTGCACTAGATGTACCATCAGCTGTTGATCTAAACATAGTATAGACTGATTGATTATTAACTAATGTAATTGAATTATTTGCAACTTCCCAATAATGCAAACCTCTATTAGCCCATTCTTGAAACATTATGTTTAAAGAACGTCTTGCTGTTTTTATATCATTACCAGAATAATCAAATCTGCCTATACGTTCATAAGCTTCTGTAATTATATCATCAATGTAAAAACTTGATTCAAAAGTTGAAGTTCCAGAAGTTGCCATGAGCTTATTACGCTCCTGTGATAGTTAGCGTAACGCTTCCGTCTGTACCACCAGTTTGAGTAAGTGTA